CCAAGTCAACCCTCATAAACCAACTCACCACGAAGTTCTGCAAGTTTTGCTTGAGCAAATGCTTCAACGCACGTCCAATAGGTTTCGCCACTTACAAGATTTCCATCAGTGAAATGAGCAGCAGTATCTTCTTGCAGTCCTTTCAGTTCATCCAGTTGGTCACGATTGATTTGCATTTGTTTATGGGGGTTGCTTACCTACCCATCATAGCATCAAGAGCAGCACTCTGCAAGTTTTGTGGACAGTTCCTGAACTGTCTCCTTGAGAGTATTGATTTGTTCTTGTTGCTCTTTAACTGCTTCTATTAACAGAGCAGTAAGATGAGAATATTGAATATCCTTCAAATCAGAATAGATGTCATAATCAACCACCACTTCAGGAACTACTTTTTCTACATCCTGAGCTATTAATCCAATAGTTGCTTGATTTTTATTTTTATTTTCTTCTATCCAATCATATTTTACTCCTTGTAGTTGTAAAACTTTATCTAAAGAGTTTGTAAGAGGTTCAATATTTTTCTTTAATCTTATATCAGAACCTGGGGTTGTTCTAATAATACCACCATTATATCTCCAAACTCCAGATAAATCACCAGATATAGAAGATAATCCAAAACTTGGTGCAGCACTTGCATTTGCTGGTTCTGCATTTGCCTGTCCACCAAGACCCGTTTTAAATCCAAACAAACTTGAAAAACCAGTGATGCTCTGCAATCCTATACCATTATATAATCCAATCTGATTAGTCAATGCAAAGTGATTATTGATACCAAAGGTTTGTAAACTAAATGGCGCAGTTGGATCCATAGATGGCCAAATATCTACACCAGCAATAGGAGGAGCACCTGCCAATCCTACTTGAATAGATTCTGTTTCTATAGTATTAATGTGTGCCATAGTTTAAAAATAATCTGGAAATAGATTTGAAAGTAAAATATCTGTAAAATCCGATAAACTTGTAGGAATTAATTTTGTTTTTGGTTCACTGATATTTACACTACCACCTCTAATATTGAGGCTACCTTTGCTATAAATTGCCATTCTGGTTCTTGCACCAATAGCAACCACTGAACCATCAATTCTAACAGTATCTCCTGCTTCTAATTTTAAATTTCCATTAGATCTAATTACAAGATCCTGATCTGTTCCTGTAGATTCATATCTAATAGTCCTTGCTGCAAATGTTATTTCTCCACCACCAGCATCAAATCTAATATTATTTGCCTTAATAACTAAACCTTCTTTACACTGACTAATAATATTATCAGCATGTTGTCCTGTTGCTTGTCCTTGAATTTCAAATCCACCATCCTCATATAATTTTATACAAGCATTTGAGGTTGCATGAAGTTCAATTTGTCTTTTTCTTGATACATTATCATCTGTTCCAATAAAAATTGTACCAGAAGCAGCATCATTTAATACATATCCAGTTTTAGGTTCAGGCATGATCTTCAGTACAAAGAATTACTTGTTTAATATCACCTGTACTTGGAGTATAAGGTTCAACAGGTTTAAAGTTTAGGATTGGTTGAAGGATTGCTCCTTCACCATCTTGAGTATTTATTGATAGTTGTGGGAATACTCTAATTGCAGAACCTGGATTGACTATATTAGTTCCAATAATTCTTCCACTTGGATCTACAATAGGATAGATTTCAACATCACTATTACAAGCAATATCAGTGATCAAATTAGTAGATGCATATCCAACGCCAGTATTCAGAATATTAACTCCAACTATAGTTCCAATAACATCAGAACCAGTTTCATCAACTGGATTTGTTGTGCAAGGAGTAGTAATAGAACTTGGACCAATATATCCAGAACCTGGATTTTCTATGGTAACCGAAATAACTTGTCCAGTTGAACCAATCCCTGCTGTTGCTACTGCACCAGTTCCATTGCCACAAGGATCTTGAATAGAAACATATGGAGGAGCTGCATATCCAGTCCCAGAATTTTGAATATTAATTCCCATCAACTGACCTAATGCATCAACAACTGCCACACCAGTTGCTCCAGAACCTCCACCACCAAAGAATTGAATAGTAGGTAATCCACAATCTAAGTTAATTGCATCACAATATCCATAAGTGGCAGATAAGTATGAGTAAGGAACATCAGAATTGCCTCCACCAGTAATACCAAGCCATTTTTCTGCTGCTTTTTTGCCATCAGTAATTGCTGTACTTGGATAGTTAAGTGTTTTTTGGAATCCATCTATTGTTTCTTGAGGAATATATCCCTTATTCATTTGATAATTTAATGCTTCCTTACATTCAGCACTTTCACAACTTAAGAATGAAAGTGCCTGATTTGCATAACCTAATGCTAAAGAAGTATAGTTAGAAATTTGTCCTAATACTGGACTTAATGTAGATGAAATTTCTTCAAGTACAGGAGAAAGTGCATTACTAACTTCATTATTAATTGTGGACATAATGCTTCCAACAAATGCTTCTGCTGCACAAATAGGTATATTTGAAACTGCTCCAACTAATTGAGTGAGGAAATTAAAAACAAATTCTCCAATTTTTTGTATGGTTTTTGAAAATACACACCAAATACCATCTATAATTTTATCAGTAGCAATTTGTTTAAAAAGTTTAACATCTTTAGGAAGAAGTTTATCTATTTCTTTTTCTAACCATTTTTGAATTTTTGCAATAAGTTTATCTCTTCTATCTTTCATATACTCACTAAACAAATCAGATATTGCTGTGGAAACTTCTTGTACTAATCCAGGAATATCTTGAATTGTATTTAAAGCTGGATTAATAAATCCAGTTTGTACTTGTTGTATTGTCCTTAAAGTTTTAATAAATTTTCTTAATGCTTGTATTATCTTTGAGTAAGTACTTTTTGAACTTTTGCAAGTTGGTGGTATTGATACTACAAATTGATTACTTGCTTTTTTATCTGATCTTCCAGTATCAGTTGCAACTGTTCCTTGACTAATTACAACAGTTGATCCAATACCAACTGAACCTGTGTTATATGGAATCCCACTTCCTCCGGGATTGGTTTTTCCAGTTTCTGAAGATCTATTGAGTGGATTTTTTATTGAATCTTTTTTTGCTTTAAATGGTTTAAATCCATTAGTACCTTCATCAAATCCATTAGGATGTTCAATTGTATATCCAGTAAATAATGACCCAATAATTACAGGCTGCTGTCCATTATCACCATCCATAAAGAACCCAATAACAGTTTCAGATCCTCTGGAATTGAAACTAACACCAGTGCCACCATCACCAGATCCCATATTCAAGGGAACTAATACATGTGCCCAAGGAAGTTCTTCATCTTTAACTACACTTGCAGCATCAGGATGATACCCTATAATTCTAACTTTGGCTTTATAACCACCATTATCTAATTGTTTATACTTGGTAGTAATTCCAATAAACCATCTAAAAGATTCTTTACCTAAAAAGTTGGGACTAATTAGGGACTGTTCAAGCATCATACGTCATATACCTTACATTCTAATGCATCTGGATTTTCATCACAATACAATTCCAAAGGAGTTGGATCATGCTCATCCTCTGGATGATTAGCATGATACTTTTCAAGTGAATCCAATTCATTCTCTATATGTCTACGTCTTTGAGATGAGATCATAGGATTGTTGAGTTCATCCTGATCTTGTTTGATGTGGTCGTTAATGTTAGTCATTTTGGTGGTTCTCCATAAGAATCTCTGATTAATTTAAGTCCTGTCCATCCTTGATTTTGTTCAAACAAATGAGACAATTCTTTAATCAAATAATATCCAGATTTTTGTTTATCTTCTGTTCCTGCTTTTGAACTATCTTTTGAAATATTTACAAACTTCAATTCAACTATATTACCTACAGTTAAATTTAAATTTAATGGTACTGTTATATTTAATGTTTGAGAGAATGCTAAATTGTATCTTGCTACAGATTGTGACTGATATAATGTTGTATTATCTTTAGAGTTATTTATTGTTCCAGTTACACTATCCAAAGTATAATCATCTAAGATCCTAACCATAACTCTGGAAGGACTTTCATCAAGTTTCAAAGGAACTTGTGGGGGTTTATTTGCACCTGAAGCATGAGACATGAATTCATAACTGTCTTTTAATTTATACTTATGAACTTGAAACTTTCTTTCATTAACATCAAAGAAATAATTATTACTAGAATACATACCAATTCTCAAGTTTTCCATAATGTTTACATTCTTTTGAAACACAGGAATACTTGCAATCCTAAAATTGCTTCTTGGATCTGCTTCTTGAGAAACTACTTGAGAAGAAAAGTACGTAGTAATGCCAACTTTATTTGTGGTATTTAATTTAAATCCACTAAACAAAGAATCTACACTTTTAAAATTAAACCCATCTTTATTTTGATAAAAAAGAAATCCTGCTGTTCCTACTTCTGGGCTTGATTTAGATTTTGCTGGAATTGATTTTGGACATAACCAAGTTAATACAGTAAAGGGTCGTTTGTTATTTCCCATAAAAGTATAATCATACGCAGTTTTTTCTATGTTATCTGTTTTATAGTTTGTGGTTTTTAAAACATCTTTTAATATCTTGTTTACTGTATCCCCAATATTACCTGTATACTTTGATATTACTCTTGAAGTTTCATTTGTAAAAACTTCAGCAGGACATAACTCAATACTTAAAGATTCTCTAGAAGCTTCTGTAGTTGATCCATGAACCTTGTAAATGTAATATACATTCTTAGTTTCATCAAGAGTTATTGTTTGTTTATTGTTTCCTGGTTGTTCTATTACTAATCTTACTCTTTCTCCCCCTTGAATACCAGGAGACATTTTACCATTTTCATTTGGTAATGATGTTAAAAGACCTCCAGTATTCACAAGTACCATAGAAATAAAAATGGATGGTGAAAATAGATCCTCATAGTATTGAACAGCAGACACACAACTTGTTGCATCTATTACATTTACACCATCCGAAGATTCAATTAAGAATTCTCTAATCTTATAATTTAAAAAAGATTCAGTCATTATGCTACAGTATTGAGAAGTACTCTCTTATAGAAACTATTTAACAGGTCTTGTTCAGATGGTCCCATGATCATCATGGGTGCAGAAGATCCACCTTGCATCATTTGTTGCTGTTGTTCTAATGAAATTGGCAATGGAATAATTGCTCCTTCACCATAAGCACTTGGAGAATACCTTGTATATTGATTGATATTTGGTGTTTGTCTTGGTGTTGAGGATACTGATGAGAAGGATGGTACTCCAGTCAATAAAGACTTAACTTCTGTATAATTTAGGTATTTTGTTTGTTCTCTATCCTCAACAAATCCAACATGAACATGAGCAACATTATTAGCTACTCCACTTTTTCCAATAAAATCACCAGCATTTATTTTAACATTAGATTTATTTTTCAAATTAGCAGCAAGTTCATATAAATGTGTAGCATAAAAATAATTTACTTGTTTTCCAGCATACATAAATGGTTTATCCAATTTAATTCTAACACTATGCTGATCTTGCTTACCTGACATAAATGGGTTTGCATCTTGTCCCATCTGCCTCACATGACCTTTTTCTGCATATTCTAATGTACCACTAACAGGAGAAACTACATTTGAACCAACTGGTGTCAATATATCTAACCCAGTATCAGCAGCATATCCACCTCTATTTCTTGCTATATTTTGGGATGGAACTGGATTAACCAGTCCAGTTGGAGATGGGGATACTGGAAGATTATCATCTGAAGGATCTCCCCCACCACCTCCTCCACTTCCATTATAACTATATGCAAATGATAAAAATTTATTAATTACTCTTTCATACTTATCTAATGAATCTGAAAAAGATTTATTTCCTATTTTACCTGTTGATGATTTTGGTTTATTAGCACCTGTAAGCATATCTGCAATACCACCAGCAAGAGATGAACCTGCAAATGAACCTATCAAACCTCCAATAATTGCTCCAGGAACAGCACCAATTCCTCCAAATGCAGCACCTATTGCTGCACCAATAGCAGCACCTGCTTCCCATCCAGCAATACCTCCAATTGCTCCACCTGCTGCACCAGCTCCAGCTTGAAGATTGGTTTGTCCTTCGGATTTTCTACTCATAAAATCAAATCCAGCAAAGGCAACATCTAATAATCCAACTCCTCCACGAGCACCTTTAAGTAATCCTCTACCTGCTGTCTCTTCAACACCTCTTGCTGCTGCTCTTTCTGCTGTTCTTTCACCAACTCCCTCTACAGTTCTTGTAAAGTTTCTATATTCTTTTGCAGTTTTTACAGAATATCCACCACCTCTAACTAATGCTCTTTGTGCTGCTTCTTCTGCGCTCAATCCTGCTTTTCTATACCTATCAAAATTCTTTAAAGCAACCTCTTCACCTTTGGTAAGATTTTTACTTTTAGAAAGTTTCTTAATTAAATCTTCATAACCTCTTCCAATACCAACTGATTTTAATGCACTTTTTGCTCCAAACTTTAAAAGTTTAGGTCCAAATATTATTGATGCCAGTGCTAATCCAGGACCAATCATTCCAAACACATCACCCTTTGCCAACTTACTTGCTGCATTAAATGCTGCTAATTGTGCAATTGATTTTAATGGATCGTTTTTTGGAACAAAAAGACTACCAGCAAATGGTTTAATATTTGGAACAATACTTTTACCTTTTTGTTTTCTTCTTTTCTCTAATTTTTTATCACTTTCTTTATTAATAGTATCCAATCTTTTCTTATATCTGTTCAATACAGATAGTTGTGTTCTCCTTTGATATGCACCTGTTTCAAAAATCTTTCTCAACTTAGCAGAAGACCTTTCTATCTGCTTAGAAGATTCAACAAGATTATTAATCTTGGATACTTTAGCAACAACTTTTGGTTGCTTTGGTGGTGCATTTAAAAGTTTTTGAGTATCCATTTATCAAACAATCTGGTAGATTAATTTTGAATATAATGCTAAAAAGTTTTCAGGATAATTAGTGTTTATAGTAGGAACTACATCATTTGATCCAATTGATTCTGAATTTTGTCCTGCTGCACCAGAAGAAACTGGTAATGGTACAATTGTAGGACCTCCTGATGATGGTGCTGGAAGATTTCTTCTTGCTGCTAAAGTAGCAGCTGCTTCCACAGATGGTAATGTTACAGGAGGGGGAGCACCTCCTTTATTATAATAAGAAGCTCTTTGCCCAAAATATCTAAGAGCTTCATTTGCTTTATATTTTTGAAGTCCTGTCCAAGTATTTCCCTTCAATCTATTAATGGCACTTTGAACTTTTACAGAATCTCCACTCTGTATTTCATCCAAAACCCCAAGATCTTTCATGTATTGAACTGCTATTATATCTTGACTTGCTGGGTTTACATCAGTAATTCCTAATCTTTGTGCTATTGGATTGTAAGTAGTAGGTTTAAATTGATATCTTCCAAAAGGAGTGCTTCCTGATTGGAGTTGAGAATAATCGTCAAAGGTTCCTCCACCAAACTTTCTATTATAAGCTCCTCCAGATTCTGGTTTTGCAAGAACATCTAAAAATGCTTTTACATTTGGATCTGATACTGCAGCAGTAACATCTTGAGATACACTTCCAGGAGTTGGTGTGGGATTGGGACTAGTCCCACCACTTAAAAGTCTGTTAACTGCCCTTTCAAATTTATCATTTATATCATCAAATTTTTTTAATAAATCTTCAGGCATTAAAAGATCTCCACCTTGACTTTCCTGTTTAGATGTGATCATATCATTTACTCTTTGTGCTTCTCCACCACCTCCAAAAATCTTTCCTCCAATAGCAAGAGCACCTGCTGCAAGACCTGCTCCTAATGCAAACCTTCCTCCACCTCTTGCAAGTCTTGCTATAGGTTTTGCTTCTCTTGCAACACCACCAAATCCTCTGAAAATACCACCAGACCTTCTTCCTCCTCCAAGAAATAATCTTTCCCCTAAACTTTTTGCAACCTTTCCACCAACAACCATTCCAATAGCAGGAAGATATGATGCAGTAATACCAGTCAAAGAACCCAATATTTTCATTGGGTCTCCAGTCATTATACCTTCAATAAGATTTAATCCAGCAAGAGCTCTAATAGCACCACCAGTTCCACTAAAGAAACTACCTACATACTTTTTAATTATTCCAGATAAATCAACTTTATCACTACCAAGTTCTTTCTTTCCTAATATTCTCCCACGATTAGCAACTCTTTTTCTATAATCTTCTATCTCTTTTTTATTGGTTTCCTTTGTAGTTTTATAATCTTCTTTAACTACTTCTATAATTTTTTCAAGATTGTTATTAGATTGCTCTAAATTTAAAGTTAATCTACCTAAAGAAGTAATAACTCCTCTTGGAGCATTTGTTACAGGTTCATTTTCTCCACCTCCCAATTCAGATGGAGATGAAATTTTTTCTGCTATTTGTTGAGGAATAGTTTTCTTTGGTATTATACTGGATATAGATGTTGTTTTAGCACGTATTGTTTTCCCTGGTCTAAATGAAGTAGCACCTGAAATAAATGATTTTGCCTTTTCCTTTTTTTCAGAAGGAGCATTTGATGAAACTCCAAAATAATAATTCCACAGAAAAATGGCATAATCTTGACCTTGAGACAATCCTTTTGCATCAGTAGGACTTAGAGTTCCTTCTAAAGGAATAGGAAAATCTTTAGTTGACTTACTTAATGCTCCAAATATAACATTAACAATACTTTCTGGTTTTATATCTTTACCTTGAGATAAAGCTTCAACGCTAATTGGATATCTATTAATTTCTAAAATATTTTTAAGGATACCACGCTTCCATTGCTCTTGTCTACCAGGAGACCAATCTTTAAAAGGTTGTTCGTATGACTTAATAATAGATGTCATCTATTTGCTTTGGCTGCTTTTTCTTCTTCGTCTCTAATATGATTTTCCAATAATGCTAAGTAGATTTCTCTTTCCCAAGGAATCATATTTTCAATATCACTCAAAGAATATTTATGATACTGCATCAAGGCAAAATTAATTCTATAATAAGTTTCTAAGTCCTCATGACTTAGCATTATCCGAAAAAACTTGATAACCCCTCAAGAACTACATCACTTTCAATTCCAGTTTTTGGATTCTTAACAGTTAATGTATGTGAAAGTTTGGGCATAGTATCAAAGAATCTTTCAATTCCTTTGAATTGATTAGCATCAAATGTTTCTAACCACTCTACAAGTTCTTTTTTAGTTACATCTCCAGCAGACCAAGATTCATTTGCAGTATAAACCATATCAACACAAGATGCTACAACATCAAAAGATTTGTTAATGGTTTCTTCGCTATTATTTGTTTTAGTGAAATCAAAGTTATTATCAATAAATTCTTGAAGTGAAGGATACTTCATCTTAAGAGTAATGGTATCATCAATTTTAATTTCAGAAGTATGTCCTTCAGGAATAACTACTTGAATTTCATCAACATAAACAGTTGCATCAACTTGTGTTTCTCCATCATCAGGGCAGGTGATAATAAGGTCTACGGATTCACCTACTGATTTTGCTCTGATATTTAAAAACAAATATTCAATATCAAAACTTGGAAGTGAATCAATTTTAATTCCTCTGGTCAAAATACAGTTCTTTAATACATCTTTAACTGCATTTGTGATTTGAGTTGTATCACCACTTTCCATAGCAATAATTAAAACCTTTTCTTCCTTAACGAGGAAAGGTCTGTATTTGATTTGTTTTTTGTTTGATGGAAGTGTCAACTCAAAAGTTGGAGTTACAATCTTAGGTAAAGGCATAATATCCTATAAAGTTCAGATGTGATTATTTATTGCTCAACAAAAACACCTGAGTGGTTTTGTAAATAGTATCTATCATAATTAAATGTAATAGACATTCTCAATACAGATGATTGATCATATGATACTGGAATTGCACTGACAGTAGTTGGATATGCATTAATTAAAGTATATGTAATTGAAGTTGGATTATTAATTGCTCCACCAAAAGTTAATCTTTGACTTGGTGATCTAAGATTTCTTTCATACTTTACTATATTAATATTTTTTTTATAAGTATTTGGATACTTAAATTTAAAATAATTATTTGATTGCAAATCTCCATTTCTTTGTAATGGAGAAATATCTTTAATCCATTTATCAAAATAATTTATAGTTTGATAACTTGATTGGATATAAAAACTAATATCTACTGGAGAAAATGTTCTTTGGTTAGCAAAGGTTTCCGTTACCCCTTGTCTATCTCCAAAAACTGATGTTGTTTGAAATGAAGTTCCTGGCAAAGATGCTTCATAAGCCAACAATGAAATACTATCAGCACCAGTAGTATTAGAATTGTCTTTGATATTCACTGCAAATGTAGATGATAACGATAAAGATCCTAAAATATTATAAATTACATCATCAGTATATTTGTTATAAAGATCTTTATTTACATATGAACTATTTGGAGTAATAGAAGCCATCTAAATATCTAAAGTGCCTATAATATATGTATGAGTTATAAGGGTATCTATAAACCAGAACATCCACAAAAGTATATTGGAGACCCAAAGAATATCATTTATAGGTCACTTTGGGAGCGCAAGTTCATGCACTATTGTGATATAAATGAAAATATAATGAAGTGGGCAAGTGAGGAAATATGGATACCTTACCTATCTCCATTAGATAAAAGAGTGCACAAATATTTTCCTGATTTTTATATTAAATACAAAGATGCCTCTGGTTCTATTAAAGAAAGTTTGATTGAAATCAAACCTAAAAGACAAGTGACTGGTCCTAAAGCTGGCAAAAGAGTAACTCAAAAACAAATGTATGAGATAAAAGAGTTTGCTAAAAACCAGGCAAAGTGGAAAGCAGCAGAAGAGTTTTGTGCAGATAGAAGGTGGGAATTTCAAATCCTAACGGAGGATAACCTTGGCGTATAAAACTATCTTCGAAGAAATACAAGAAAAAACTGGTGGTAAACAACAATCCAGAGAATGGTATAGAAGAGAATTAGAAAATTCATCACCAAAAAATATTATAACTGATGAAAAATCAGATGAAGTTGGTGATGAATTGGAACGAGATGCAAATAAACTTACAACTTTTCCGAGATTATTCAACCTAATGTATTATGATTACAAAGCAAAGACACGAAGAGACCTTCCATTCTATGATAAGCATCCTTTAGCATTTGTTTTAGAGGTTGATTCAAAATCATTCTTTGCTGTAAATCTACATTACTATTCTCCAGAAGAAAGGATGGGTCTTATTGCAAGTTTAGCAGCAGATAAAATACCAAAGTTTCGTAAAGGAGCACATAAATACTTAATATCAGAAGTAAGAAGTCCTTACTTAATATTAGCACAGCAAGAATGGCAAACTATGTGTCTATTACCAGTAGAGGAATTTGTAAGGGACTTGGGTGGGGTAGAGATACCAATCCGTTCAGACAAGGTGTGGGGTAGATAGATGGCAATTTACGATAGTAAAACTATTCTTGGAGCATCTAAAGGAATTTTTGATATAGGTGGAGTTAAATATAGCACTCAAATTGATACTAGTAATCATACTAATAATGTAACTCTAAATGGTCCAGATGGAAGACCCGTGATGTATTATAATACATCAAACAAAACTTGGACACAATCAAATCAAAATACTCCTCAAGCAGTAATAGATGCAGTGAAAACTGGAAACCAATTAGCAACTGATATAACAAATACTACAGCTCAGACTACATACCTAGGTCAAGGGGGCAATGCTGGGGGGGGATGGGCACAAGTAGAACTAACAACTGGAGGAATAAAAAAACCTGGAACTGGAACAACTCCAACAGTTACTGCACCAAGTCAAGGATTAAATCCTAATGATCCTGGAAATAATCCAGCAAATAATCCAAATAATCAACCAATACTTGGCGATAATATTGAAAGTATGGTTGGAGAATTTGGTCAAGATGATTATACTAAAGTTCAAAAATTTTTATACTATCCTTTAGATATTAATGATTCTAAACAAGATAAAGTAGTAATATCACAATTTCAATATGTTGTTGGGGACATTAAAAATGCTATCACTGGTTCTTTATTAAATAGAGAATCACAACTATCTCAACAAAAACAATTAACAGGAACTGTTGTTCTTCCTATAACTAATAATTTAACAGAAACTAATGCTACTGGATGGGGAGAATCTAGATTATCATCAATTGCTGCTGGATTAATGGGAGCAGGTGCCCAATTTGCAGGAGATGTTGGAAGTGGCAATTTAATAAATGCTACAACAGGAGCCTTTAATCGTATTGGAGAAATAATAAAAGATGAGGGAGTATCTACTAGAGCAAAACAATATTTTACATCCAGATTTTCTGCATCATTAATTCAAAAACTTGGAATACAAATTGACCCAGAAGCATATATTACAAGAGCAACTGGAGCAGTTATAAATCCAAATTTAGAACTTCTATTTAATGGACCAACTTTAAGGTCTTTTGGTCTTGCATTTAAAATGTCTCCAAGAAGTGAAAAAGAAGCAAAAAATATAAGAACAATAATTAAATTCTTTAAAAAAGGTATGGCTCCTAGAAAAGCAAAAGACGGTAATGGAGTATTTTTGGGAACTCCCCATATTTTTAATATATCATTTAGGTCGGGATCTGGAGAACAAATTGCTAGTATAGGAGAATTTAAAACTTGTGCTTTGGTTAGATGTGAAGTTAATTATACACCTGATGGATTCTATGCAGCATATCAAGATTCTCTAGTTTCTGGTGGGTCCCAACCAATTGCATTAACTCTTCAATTGGGATTTGCTGAATTGACTCCAATATTTAGTGATGAATATGATTTAACTTTAGATAGTGTTGGTCCAGATTTAAAATTAGCACCAACAAATATAGGCAAATAAAACTATGACATATTTCAGAGAAGTATCGGACTTACTTTACCAGTCCCAACAACCAAACAGAAACTCTTCTTATGATTATGTAAGAGTCAAGAATCTATTTCGTAGAGCAAAGATTCGTGATGACTTCTTTCAAAATGTTACTGCCTTCACCAAGTATAAGATTATAGGTGAAGAAAGACCAGAACAAATAGCAGAAAAACTTTATGGTAGTTCTACCTATGATTGGGTAGTTCTTATCTCAAATAATATTATTAATCTAAGAACTGAATGGCCTTTATCTGATGGTGAGTTTTCTGAATACTTAGAAAGAAAATATACTCAAGCAGAACTTGATGCACCTCATCATTATGAAACAACAGCAGTTATAGATTCAAAAGGAAAACTTATACTACCTGCTGGTAAGATTGTAGATTCAAACTTTTCTATAACCTATTATGATCAAGTATCAATAACTGTAACACCAGTAAAAATGGTAAGTGTTTATGAATATGAAATCCAACAGAATGATAAGAAAAGAAATATCTATGTGTTAAGAAACAGATACTTACAAACTGCTATTGATGATATGAAGAGGATTATGTCTTATGGATTCTCCTCACAGTATGTAAATGATTCCACTAAAAAGGGGGAGAGTTTAAGAGTCCTCTCCCCCAGATAATCACTCCTCAGCCAATCGCTGGAAGTAACTCAAGGTATCATCTTCATCTTCATCCACTGAAGGTTTAGAGATAGTGAATGATGGTTCCTTCTTAGGAGGAGCAGAGAACTCTTCCTCATCCTCAAAGGATTCATCAACCTTAGGTTGTGCTTTGGGTTTACCCAGAACTGCTTTCAAACGAGTATCAAGTTGTTCATAGGTCTTCATAGATTCTGGATTAGTAAACTCTGCAAGAGAGTATGCTTTTTTCCAGATTCCTTCAAGCACATCATCATCAAAATCACCAAGTGTTCCAGGAGATTCAAACTCTGATTTATCATAGTTCCAGTAACCATCCTTCTTAGTAATCTTTACCTTGAAGTTAGCACCTTGCCAGAAATCAAAAGGATTGATTGGAGTTTCATCTTCAAACTCTGGTTGCATAGCAGCCATAATCTTATCGAAGATTTTCTTCCCATACTTATAAAGGAACACACGACCTTCATTTTCAGGATGTGCCTTATCACTCACAACATAGATGTTTGAATAGTAAGACAGTTTGCGCTTACGCTCACGAACAATTTCTTGATTTGCTTTACTACCTGTGTTCCACAACTCACGGTTTGCTTCACACACAGGGCAGTTCTGATTAACTGTAGTCAGGCAGTTATCAATAAACCACCCACCAGTACCTTGGAATGCATGAGTATACACCTTTGCCCAGGGAAGGTCTTCACCTTCTGGTGCAGTAAGAAAGCGAATAACAGCAAAACCATTACCTGCTTTATCTACCTCAGGTTTCCACAGACGATCATCTGCAGAACCACTGGATGTATTCATCTTCTCAACTTCTTGAACCAGTTTAGAAGTCAGAGAACCAAGACTGGATTTCTTTTTAAGGTCTGAAAAAGACATTAGATTACCTCGGATTAATAGGATTGGTAGGATTGATTATCCACAGACATCATAACAAAGCAGAGGTTATTTGTCAACCTCTGCTTCTCTTTTTAATCTCTGAATAACCTTGTTCATATTTTCAAAAATAACAGACATATTACCAGCATCCCCATATCCAAGAAGCTTTGAAGATTCCAAAATACGTTCCTTCATTTCAATTGCTTCTGGGTCATCTGATAAACTTACTCTTGTATATAATATCTTTTGCTTCTCTAAAAGTTCAGACAGAAGATTAACATGCTCTAACTTTTCTACCTTAGACATTATAGGCAATCTCAATACGCTTCTTGTCAATTGCCTTTGAAGATTTTCTATACTCTTCAATTCTTTTTTAACTATCTCAGAATCAAAGAACGACATATGCCTCTCCTACACAATATTTCTTAAAACTTTTTTGTAATCCTCTACATCAATATTTAGGAATGGAGAATATTTTTGTATCTTTAGTGACACTAATTCCCATACAGGGTCTAAAAGTTTTTTATCAAAATTGTTCCTGAACAGGAATATTTTATCCCAAATGACCAGTGTTTCTATACTAATCTTCCCGCTCAGGAACATTTTAAGAACAGGTGGATGTTGTCTTGAAGCATCAAGAAGTTCATTTAAGTTGCTTTCAGACAACATCTCTTCTGACTGTTGCTTAAACAAATACTTTAAACTTTGTTGTCTCTTCTGCCATTCTTTGTAACAAGTATCTCCATCTCTTATAACATTCCCAATCCATACACTTGATGAATCATCTGCTGCTACTAAGTTAGCAACAAAGAACTCTTTGATTTCATTATCATTCTTTTGCCTACTGATTCTTTCAAACCAATACTTATCTTTACGCTTTTCAAATGATGCTACTGATGCTCTTGACTTACCTGCATATTTAAAATAATCATAGTTTGATTTACTAAAATGATTTTTCAATGCAAGGTAAGTTTTGTAAGCATCAAATGGGGTCATATCAAAAGTTTAGCTCTGGATGTTCTTTTTAAAAAATTTAAATTAACAGCATCACACTTAAGTTTTTCTTTGAGTGGTTTGCTAATAAGTTTACTGACTGAATCTACTTCCAATCCATTCTCTTCGCAATAATGCACTATAGCATCAATATAGTTCATGTCTTCGTTATTCTTTACTAAATCTTCAATTAGTTGTGAAAATTTTGCCTGACATAAAAACTTTGAGTCCAATGCATTCTTTAATTTAGTTTCCATATTCTTTTAATTTGTGTTGGATGAAATCTTTAATGTATCCATTAAGTAACTTAATATACTTCATTTTATCATACTCTTCATAGACAACGCAATCCCCATCTTCACAAGCCATAAGAATGACAAGTTTTTTAACAGGAATATTAGTTAACTCATAAAACATACAAGCATAGGCTGCTGCCTGAACAAAATAATGTTCAATCCAATCTTTGGGTTTTGCTTTCTTTGATGTCTTGAAATCTATGATAGAAAGTTCACCATTATATTCTGCAATACAATCTACAGTACCTGCAATACCAAGAACTTTACTATAAAGTGCACCTTCTAATGCATAGATATTATTTATTTTATTTAATTCTGGTTTAGCAATCTTAAATAAAGTTTCTGAAAGGGGTTGAACTTTGGGAAGTTCTGGAATATTAAGAAGATAATTTTCAGTTAAAGTATGCATATCAGTCCCACGACTGGTTGCTTGTTTATTAACTCTATTTGCTTCTGCTTCTCCTACTTTCTTTCGCCACTTCTCAAAGATGTGTCTGTTATGAAAACTTGTAACTGATGTAATAGAAACTAACCTGGAAAGGTTATCCTCTCCAGGTACTTTGTAATATCTTACTCCATCAATTTCTTCCCTTTCAAGTTTAGGAAGAGAAATATCAATATGATTAAACATTAAAAACCAGCTGCTATTTTATTGACAATATAAGATTTAACTAATCCAGACCTAACAATATCTTCAACGCCAAATTCAATAGATTCAAATTCAGGCATTCTTTGAATGATTTTCATAAAGTTGAGAATACCATCCCTCTCATTATTTCTAGTTAAATCTGATTGAGTAGCATCTCCACAGAACATAATCTTAGAGTTGTCACCAACCCTTGTAATTATACTATCAAGTTCATGGAAATTCAAGTTCTGACATTCATCAACAATAATAATAGAGTTGTCTAAAGTAGTACCTCTAATGAATGATGTGCTCCAAAACTTAATGCTTTCTTGTGCTTTAAGATTTCCATAAAGCATTTCAAATTCTGCATCAGAGTTAAGTTCAAACATATACCTTACCATATTCTTATAAGGAATTTGATAAAGGCTTGACTTATCTTCATGGTCTCCAGGAAGGAAACCAATCTCTCTTGTAGCAACAAGTGATCTAACAATAACTACTTTGTCATAAGGAGTTAATTCATCCAAAACATCTTTAAGTGCAAGGTACAAAGCACAGAATGTCTTACCAGTACCTGCACATCCATAAACAAATAGATGTTTGTCTAAATCATAAGCATCAAATAAAATTGTTTGATTTTTAGTTAATGGTTGAATATCAACTAAACTATCAGCATTAATTGGTTTTCTTTTTTTCTTACTTTTATTTCCAGTAGTACCAATTCCAATAGGAGTTTCTCCTGTGTTCCTTCTTCTGTTTCTTGACATGTTTTTATGTTAGATTTTTTTTACTCTTGAACCAGGCATTTTAGCAGCACGACCTAATACATCATTCCATCCGGGATTTTTAGCAACTAGTTTATCTTTCCACTCACCAACTTCTCCAGGAGTTGCACATCCTTGAGACCAATCTCTTTGCCACTCTGGATTGTTAGTATACCATTCAGTAATATCATGAACACTCATTTCAATTACTTTAGTTTCTCCAGTTTCCTTGTGTATAATCGGATAGATTGCCATAAGTTATAATGATTTACAAAAATATTTATTCTATAGTAATAGAAGGGGCATCCTGACACTCTGGACAATTTTCCCTACCCCAACCAAGTGCAGAAGAGATTGTAGGAAACTGACAGGTAAAGATGCATCTGATTGCCTCAGCAACCTCCATATGCTCCTTCTGGGTGCCATGAGCACTCCTAAGGTCAATGTAGTGCATCCATGACCTTAGAGACCCTGACATGTACAAACGAGTCTGTGTTGCTTGTGGGAGCACAAACCTTGCACATTCTTTTGCTACACCCATTTCAAGCATATCATTATAGAGAGCAAGAGAACCTTGGAAGTGTTTGCGAATTCTTTCTTGAAGAGTAAGTTTTAAATAATCTCCAAGATCATCTGTGCTATTCTGTCTATTTTTTGTATCCTGTCTCCTAAGATCAGGTACAGGAAGTTCAATTTGAAGTTCTGTACTATCAGCATATCTTTGACTGAATTGTTGGAATGTAAAAGACCTATGACGTAGGATTTGCGTAGCAATCGCCAACGAGGTATTAATTTCAACCGTAAGGAATGCATGTTCAAAAATGCTCCAGTGTTGGTTCTTAATACAATATTTAAGCAACCCTTCAAAGTTTGAGTTCTCTTGATTTTTTGGATTACTTACTCTTGCACAATAAGCAATATGTTGCTCTGCGTTTGGTGTTACTGAAATAAGTTTAACATCAGGTTTCATTTTCCAAATCCTTTATAGTTTTTGTGTTCAAGTTTTAAAATTTCTTCTTCAATAATTTTAAGTTGATGTTTCATATAATCTAACTCTGCTGGAGTATACAATTGAGATTGATTTTCTGTTGCACTCTTAATCATCTTCAACATTTTTTTAAGTTTCATCCACCAAATACCTCATCATAATCTCCTTCATATGGTCCAATAGAAACATTTTCTTTTGTAATAATTTCATCAGGAATTGTTTCAAGTTCTTGTTTTAAAGAATGAACTAATAGTTCCATATTTTTGACAATTAATTTTACCTTTTCTCTATCCATTTAATGCTAGTATTTTCAATCTATTATACACAAAAAAAGAGAGGCAGTCAACCTCTCTTATCTTTCAATATAACTTAATGTATGAGTTGTTGAATACAATTGTTCAATAATAACATCACATCCAATCTTTGGATTACAATCTCCACAAGTATAAACATCTACTGCTGCTTTGCCTTCTTCAGGCCAAGTATGAATGCTTATATGACTTTCAGAAAGTAAACAAATTACAGTAACTCCTTGTGGTTCAAATTTCTTAGAAATGGTTTGAACCACAGTAGCACCACTAATAATTGCTGCATTTTCAAGAAGGTCTATAAGATATTTTTCATCATCTAATAAAACAAATGAGCATCCATAAAGATTAAGTAGATAATGCTTTCCCATTATTTCTTTCCTTTCTTTGGAACATACCCATACATCTTTGGACTAACTTTACCATCAGTCCATTTCATAGAAATAATATTTCTATATTGATCATAATAATAATCAAAAATAGCAATCTGTGTTCCTTGTACAATATCATACATCACTCTATCTTTAAAGTTGTATGATACAATATATGAATTTAAAGGAAGCTTTTTATCTTTTGCAGCAGATTGTTCACAATCTCTATGGATTATGTTGATTCTACTTTCCATCAATCAGTCCCAAATTATATCAGGAAATGCTTCCTGTACTACAACTTTGGTAAGTTTAAATCTTTTATGAAGTTGTTTATCTTTAATGAGACAAAGAATTTCTGCTTCGGATTGATGGAGTGATTCCAACAACTGAATATACATCACTTCTCTTTTAGTCTGACTAATATCACTTACTCCCTTTACAAAGTGATTAAATTTTCTCCATTCATGAATTAATCTAGTGTGCTCCGTTCCAATAGGAGCATCATTAGGAGTATAAGGAACTTCCCCTTCAGGAAATACTGTTTCTATTTTGGAATTAAAATTCCAAATAAGAACTGCTCTTAGAGCAGGACTATCATAATGTCTCAAGATTTCAATTTTTTCGTCTCTAGTTTTGGCATTAGAAACTCTTTGAATAACTTCAGACACCAATTGATCTGGTGGCAATTTCATAACTCAATCTCCAGTAATTAATCTTCTAAATCTTCCTCCTCTTCCATATTTTCAGTATTTTCAAATCTAAATGCTATAAGATCATCAGCTAAGACATTACCATCTTCATCAAACATTTCTGGATGATATGTATATGGTTCTCTTTGGGAAAGATGTTGCTTGAGCGTCCAACCAACTAATCCTCCAACAATTAATGATAAACAAACAAACAATACTGAAAAAACAAGGGTGATGGCTAACATTTGATTCTCCTATACTACTTTGGTTTTCCTATATTCAAGGAAAAATTAAAGTAGATGGTTATTTCTCTATTTAAGAAAGAAACCACCTTATCAAAACAAAATGAAAATGTTTTTTTCTTTGGAGTCCTCCTTCTTAAAACTAACTCAACGCCCCTATTAATATTAGGAGTCCTGGTTTTATTTATGAAACTCATCAAAGCAAAGAATTTTCTTGTAAGTATCTTACTGTATCAGAACATCCTCCAAGATGTTGTTGATTCATAATTACTTGAGGAAATGTTGAACCTTGCCCAAACTCTGCATAGAACTCTTCTCTACTAAAATCAGTATCAAGTTCATAACAAACAATGGGACAACCTTTTGAAATACTTAATGCATTAAGTACTGTTTTAATTTTATCGCAATAAGGGCATCCCCTTTTACTGTAAACTGTAAAATTCATAATTGTTAAATTCTTACTGGATGTGGACGTTTTTCATTTGATTTGATAGCACATAACCAAGCATTAACTACTGCTATGTTGTCTTCCCACCAATTAGTTTCCATTCTAAATTCTTGAAATCTAATTGAAGTATTTCTAATAAACTGTGCTTTTTCTTTTCTAGTATAATACCAGAAACTATTTTGATTCCAATAACTAATGTGAGTTGGGTCTTGCCATGCTCCTCTACCATCAGTAGAAGGAACTTCAATAAATGCCCAACCACCATCACAAAGAACTCTATGAATCTCACTCATAGATTTGATTGGATCTTTCAAGTGTTCAAGAACATGACTTGCATTAATAACACCAACACTATTGTCTGGTAATGGAATGCCTTCATTCAAATCACAGGTGATATCTCCACCTTCTTGATCAATTGTAACATATCCTGGTCTTGGAAACAACCCTCCACCAAGATCTACTTTCATCAATCCTTTTAAATCAGCATCACGTTCTGCAAGTTGTTGTCCATATTGATGGAACAACTCAAATGTTTTAACTTGAATTGCTTCATTCCTTTGAAGTTGAGTATTATCTCCTCCAGGAAGCCACCTATAATAATAAAGAACCTTTGGAATAAAACAGAACTTAGTGTGTAGGTATGACCTAATCACTAACTCATGATCATCACAGATATTTAATTCTGGATTATGTCCACCAAGTTCTTGATAAACACTTTTCCTCCATGCTCTTACATGATCTGGAGCATACCAAATGATACCAATACTATGACTGGTAGGTGGAAATGCATCAATTTTAATAAATTGCTCATTCCTAAACTCCATCCATTTATAAGTCCATCCATTTTCAGGATTCCAAGGAATCTTATGTTCATCACCTCTCATATCATAAAGAAGATCTTCACTATAAGCAAATCCTACTTCTTCATCTTGAAAAGCAATATTTAATTCTTCCAAACAATCTTCAGAAAGTAAATCATCATGATCAACTTCTACAAGAATATCTCCCTGCCCTAAAGAAAATGCTTTGTTTTTAATAAATCCAACATTAGGATTGGTAATACCAGTATAAAATTTTACCTGAGGATGGTCTTTTAATTCTTGTGGGAGATGTCCTGGTTTACAATCTCCATTCAAATAGATAATCCATTCCCAATTATCATATGTTTGACTTTTAATTGTATCAAACAATTCCATAAGAAAAGGTATATTATTTTTCTTATGCTCTGGAGTAATAATACTAAATTTGTAATTAATCATATCAATCAAAAAAGAACATGTGAAATAATCTAGAATCTTCTACTGTTTGTCCAAAATATTCTGATGCTGCATGAATACATTTACCATTAAAAATAACTAATCTATTAAAAACATTACCAATTACATCTACTAATTCAAATTTAGTTTTATCATAGTATCCTCCATCAAATGCTTTTTCATATCCAGGATCTGACACATGACGTGCTTTTGTTTCTCTATGAGCATACATGGAAGTTCCACATTCAAATGGAGCATCTGGAGTTAAGTAAACCATACCAGCCCATTCTTGAAGATCAGTATGATAAACAAGAGCATCTTCTGGATTACAAGATTGAAAAACTCCACACATATCATACTGTTCCCAAATATTAATTTGCTGTCCTATGATATTCTCAAATGCTTTTTTAGTTCCAGGAATATAAAATTGTTCATGAGTTCTCCTACCCTTATAATATCTAAGGTCATCATGAAATTCTTGTTGTAATGCAAACTCTCTAACTGCATGTGGATCAGAATAAAAGTTATCTACTACAAAAATTCTTTTGTTGTATTGTAAATTAATGGTGCTTTGTGTTAGAAAAGACATTTAAAATAAAATCATTATACTATGTTAATTTTTCTAGTGCAAGTTGATGTAAGTATTGAACATATCCTCCAGTATCATAGTATGCTCCATTATGAATAAGGAATCCTCTAGATGGATAAGGATTTTTTCTATTTGGTTGATTTAACATACTGGTATAAATGAACATGGTTTCATAATCTTCAAGAATTTGATAACATTCAGATAATCCACATAAGTGTTCATTTCTATCAGAGCATAACAATTCACATTTTGTATATGCTTCAATTGCTTTATCATATTCTTGACAAAACTTATAAGCATTTCCAACAAGGTATTGGGCATAGTATGTCATTTCATTAACAACATTCATATAGTTTACATACTGTTGACAATAAAAAATACATCTACGAGCATATTCTTTTTGGTGTTCATATCCTAAAGGAAAAACATCTTCACCATAACAATCATTATAACTTTTTCCAATATAGAAAAAGTGATATGGGTCAGTTAAAAGTGTGTTACCAGCAACATGTTGATTTTCTAATTCAATTGCATCAGTTAAAAACTTAGTAGGATTAACCCATGTCTTTCCATCATTAATAATATAATGCCTAAATTTAGGAGACAAAGTAACTCTTTGAAACTCTTCTTCAGTTGGACCACATCCAGGAAGAATAATACATTCATGTCTTTTATCATGTTTAAATCTCCAAGGAAAATTTGCATTCCAAATTCTATTTCTTCCCCAAATAGCACCATCAGTTTTTGCAGTTACATCCCAACTTTGAATTGATGTATTATCAAGTACGCTCCAATCAAAATCATCATCTACTTGGATTTGTTCATCAGCATCAACTCTAAGAAGCCAATCACATCCATGATCATGTTTAAAACATTCTTTAACTAAATCATCACTATTCCAACCTGGATAATGCCATTCAGTAGTATAACAATATCCAGGAATATCTTTTTCTTTAAAGAAATTTTCAATAATCTCTTGTGTATTATCTGTACCATTACACTGAATAATCCAATAATCAATATGCTGATAACAAGAATTTAACATTCTTGTTATCACATGAGCCTCATTGCCCACCATTGCATTTAAACAAATTTTACAGTTTTTCATAAAATTTCAAGGTCCATAGTTGGAGTAAGGATAGGATCAGCAAAACCCATTCTTTTTAATTTATTTGCTGTTCTTGCTATTGTCTGATCAATAGTCAAATACTTATATGTTGCAGTTCTACCAGCAAAAATAGTATTTTTTTCTGCTTCCATTAAAGGTTTATATTGTTCAAACTGTTCCAGATGTTTACCAAAAATCATAGGATAGTATGGATTATTAACTCCTTCTACATGTTGAACTGGATATTCTCTAGTTACTATTGTAGTTTCTACTTCTTGATTGTACCAATAAGAATGATCAATTGCTCTGTTCCATTTATTATACAAATTACATTCATTCAATTGAATGTAAGGAGTTTTAGGGCAATACACATGCTCAAAATCAAGTGATCTATATGCTAATTTTCCATAATAATAATTAAAATATCTATCAACTTTTCCAGTATAAACAAACAGATCACATTTATCTTTAAGATTTCTCCACTCATCTTCAGGAACATTAACATGAACAGGAATATCATCAAGGATATTCTTAAACATATCTACAAATCCATTTTTAGGAAGACCTTGAAACTTTTGTTGAGTAAAAGATCCTTCAGTTCCAGTTCTTCTGACAGGAACTCTATTTAAAATACTCATAGGAAGTTCTTCCATTTTAACTCCCCACATCTTTTCAGAGTAATCTCTAAAAACTAATTCTTTAATTTCATTATCAGATAATCTTCTTCCAATAATTTTATCAGAATTATCATTATAAGGAATAGGAATTCTACCAAGATTTGTATTAGCCCATACTTGAACAGAAAAATCATTAAAGGTGGCAAATTGATTTAACCACTTCCACACTCTTTCACTGTCAGTATGAATGGCATGAGGTCCATGAGCATGAACTATGCATCCTGTTTTTTCATCAATATAATCAAAACAATTACCAGAAATGTATTCTCTGGTTTCAAATACTTCTACATTAAATCCATTGTCTTTTAGAATTCTTGCTGAAGTTGCTCCAGCAGTTCCTGCTCCAATTACATATGCTGTTTTCATTATCAATACCTAGTATTAAAAAAGAACGTTTGAAATAATCTACCTGTTTGCATATCACTTCCAAAATAATCTATGGAAGCATGAAACAATTTACCTGGATATAAAATTAATCTATTGTAAATATTTCCAATTCTATCAACTACTTCCCATTTAGTATAATCATATCCATCTTCACCATGATCTATATTGTTTATGGATTGCCTATCTCCAGTTTTTTTATGTCTATAAAGAGCAGTGCCACCACTCAAGGGAGCATCTGGCGTTAAGTAACATACTCCTGCCCACATATTATTATAGTCAGAGTGTATCCATGTTCTATCTGATGCAGTGCATAATTGAAATGCTCCTGTATATCCATTACCATTTTCATCAAGTAACCAATCAGTTACTCCACCAGCAGCATGAGATACAAGAGCATCAATAACTTCTTTGTTACTATCATTTAAAAATGATTTAGTTCTTATGCCAGGATAATTTCCACGCACAGAAAACTCTTGAGACAGAGCGAATTCCCTTACAGGATCTGGATCATTATAAAAATTATCAGCAACAATTAAATTAACATTCATTCTAATATAGCACCAGTTTTAGAACAATATTTTAGATTAGGATCAATAAATTTAAATCCATCCCATCCAGGTTCATTTTCTGCAACCCTTTTGCCATGGAAATATTCACCAATATGATTAACCATCATACCACCTTCTGCAGTTTTTAACAACCCTGCACCAAGTCCATACTTATTTCCAAGATAATTTGCAATCACGGATTCTGATGGATTGAATCCAGTTTCTTCTAAGATTGGTTCTTTAGCAATCCATGCTGGATATAGTGACATCAACATCCAAAAATATGGTGTTGCTTTTTCATACCTATAATTTTTAAAGATTACATCATCTTCTTTAGGACCTATTTCTTCTGTCTCAAACTCATACCAATTATTTCGTTTCAATTGAATTTGAGAAAGAGTATTATCCTGTTGAAGAAGTTCAATCATATCCATTACTTTTAATGGGTACATTAACTCCACATCATCTTCATGATGGAGAATATAATCATAATCCCTTTCTTTGATTAAATCAAAAAGTTCCTGCCAGGTTTTAGTAATTCCTAAATTTTCTTTATGTAAAATAATTTCATTATATCCATAATATTCAACAAACTCTTTAATAAAATTATCATCTCTACCTGTAGGATAATCATCAATAAAAAGATGATGAACATTTAATCCAGTATAATCAAATTTTTTATTTGCTTTAAAAGTTTTTTTAAGAAACTCTACTCTGTTGGTAGAAAAAACTACATGAAGTA